TTTCGGTTATGATACGCAACTGCGTCGCACCGACTCGGCCAGGATTGTTCGACCTTGGGGCCAAAGTCGTGAGTGCGTCATCGAGCCAGCTTCTATAGGATTCGATCCGAATGAACCGGAATCCTTTAGTATAATTGGGATGTCGGGTAGGGACGGCCGCCGCCATGTGTTGCCGAATATTCGCAACACTATGACGACAGCCAACTCAGCTTTAGTAATACAGAAGCCGTGCATAGTGGTTAGCACCTGGCAGAAAAGACAAGAACCACTGCGACAGTATACAACAATGAGCAAACCATGGAAAGCAGCCAAATTTTTAATCAAAGCCCCACTTGATTACAAGACAGTGACGTATAGAGCAAAAACTTTACCAGACCGACCACAGGCGGTTTTTCGGGAGCGCAGCAACATAGCGCCACCGATAAAACCAGAAGGGCCGCAGATTATGGAGAGCGGTTTACAGGAGGATGTGCCCATCGAAGCAGTTGGGGAAGCTGTCCGGAGTGCAGAATAGAGCCACTATTCTCAAAGAAAATCCGTAGCCACGGGGTCAGTGTCCTACACCGCGACTCCGCGCCGATGAAAGTGCGTAAATCTTTCACTGCTCTCGAGGTACATGTAGGACACCACGAGGGGAGAGAATGGTCCTACACGATGCGAGATGGTTACGTGCCGACCTCTTTGCGTCGTACGATCCATGGCACGTTTATAGCATCTGAGTTTCAGAACAGCGAGTACATACTGATTGACCGACTAGATGCGAGGATTAAAACCGTCGAAGTTATGTACGACTTCTACGGTGTTGCGGTCACTTGCCTCCTGATAGCTGGTCAGGATGCGACGTATGTTTACTACAAAATAGATCAGGACTTGTTTCCTACGAAGAACAACATCCTCGCAGCTATCTCCCGCCACTTCTTAGGTAATCATCAAGGGTATTATAATGATTGGGGTAATCTAGACAACGTTTTTGTTGTTTTAGGTTCCTCGAATCCAGAATGGAGGCACAAACTTCCAGGAGTGAAAGACCTGCTGAAGCCAAAAATATCCGGAGAACATCACATCCATTTCACTGCGCAGGAAGTGTTTGACTCCTTGGATCATGACGGGAAAACGAAGGCTATCCAGGCTATGCGGCTACCAAGCGACGTGACCACAACTATGATGGCAGGAGTAATGCTCTGGTTGGCCTCACTGCCAGACGTCTTATTCCAACCAATTATTAAATCAGACTTATTAGACTCAGTTGATGCCATGGATTTCGCAAAGCGCGGGAAGAAGTTATCAGTCCAGGCCAAGTCGTTACAGAACCTACTTGATGTAGACCTTAGGTCCATATTTGAAGTTGACGTTCTAATTAATCGCGCCTACGGTGGGGTAGATTGGCAGCAGGAGAAAGATAACAGGATGAAACCACGGCTTGCTAACCTATCATTTGAAGAAGTGTATTCTGTAGCTCATCTCTTGTTCACTAAAGATGACGCTAACAGAGAACCACCTCGGAAGCTAAGCTGGGAACAGTATTGGGGCGCCAGATGGCAATGGTCCGCCTCAGGATCGATACACAGTCAGTATGCAGATGATGAGCGTTACGTGATCAGAACAACAGAATTAAAGAATAAGTTCATAACACTTGCAAACTACGATGACGTCAAACTAGATCATTTTACAGACCGGAAACCTGAAATTCAAGCATGGTCATCAGTCAAGTACGAATGGGGTAAAATGCGCGCTATATACGGAACAGACTTAACTAGTTACGTGCTGTCACATTTCGCCTTCTACAACTGTGAAGACATCTTGCCGAGCGAGTTCCCTGTAGGTAACAAAGCCCGACCCTCTTTTGTATCGGCAAGAGTAGCTGGAGTACTAGACAAGACAATTCCACTGTGTATAGATTACGAAGATTTCAATAGCCAGCATTCGAATGAAGCAATGAAGGCTGTTGCGCTTGCATATCTGGACGCATATTCTAGTAGGTTATCAGATGAACAGAAGATTGCAATACGCTGGACTATGGAGTCTATCGACCGAACCACGGTCCATGATAATATGGGCACGAAGTCAAGTTACAAGAGTCGAGGAACCCTAATGAGCGGCTGGCGTCTGACAACCTTCATGAATTCAGTGCTAAATTACATCTATACCAGGAAGATATTAGGAGAAGTGACGACTACGCTGAGGTCAGTGCATAATGGTGATGACGTTATGATAGGTTGTAGAAACCTTGAAGTGGCGCGACAAGCTATTTCCGGCGCTAACAAACTCGGCATACGGCTCCA